GTGAACTGGATATATTTCTCAATCAAAATATTGTCAAAATACAAATCATCCCTTGGATAGATTTTTTCTTTGATGATCTTGAATAAGAGTGAGCGTTCCTTGTTGACTTTGATTTTTCCTGATTCAGCAAGTTCGATATATTCATCAATCAGAGGATGCGAAATCACAATAGATCACTTCCATCCGATGATGGTTTCTTCTCGACTGGTGAATTTTCAATCTCAAAGTCAAAAGATCGCTCGATGGCCAAAAGCTGATTGCTGGTAGTGTTGATTTCCTTGATCAGCGAGTTTGCTTTTTGGAATCGTTGTTGACCATTATGCACAGTGATGACCAGGCCGTCTTGATGAAGCCTCTCTTTTAACTCATAAAGCAATCGGACAAGATAAATATATCGATGGACTTTCTCATACTGGACAGCATCCTTTTTTCGTGTACTGAAATTCCCGATTTTAGAAAGTAACTGATTTTCTAAATCTTTTATATTTTTTTCTGTGTATTCTTCCATTAGCCCCCACCCCCTTCATTTTTTTGATAAATATTTGGATAATCGACCCCTCCCACCGGTTCCCTGGCGCTTGATTTTTTCGATTTTTTTCGACCGGGGGGTCTTAGAATTTTTTCGTTTGACAAATTTCACCCCCACCACTCATCAGTTCGGAAATTTTTGTTTTCCATTCTAGAAGACTTGCGGAATTGGAATCGATTGTGTCTTTTGTTGTGGCATTCCTTGCAAAGAGTCCGAAGGTTATCTAGATCTAATGCATGTTCTGGATAATACTCGAGCTCTTTGATGTGGTCGACTTCTAGGTTGTTTGTTGTTACTTTTCCTTCTTCTCTGCACCAGACGCATTCATAGTGGTCACGTTCAAGTGCTTGACTTCTCAAACTTCTCCAAGGTTGTGATGCATAGAATAGTGCTCGTTCAGCTCTGGTACTTACGTCGATCATAATTATTTAAAAACTTTTCCCTCTTTCCCTTCCACTCACGGGAAGAATAGAATTTATTTTTAAACGAATTTGATAATGCAAATTTCTTTTTTAGTCTCATTGTCGCTAATCCTATTCCAACATCTACTACATCGATAATTTCCATATCGAATTCATTTTTCATAATCGTATAAACTCCTTTATTTTTACTCTGCTAATTCCTTGTTTTACATATTCTAGTGAATTCGATACATACAAAATAACCCAGATTTATCAAGCACTTATCTCGTTTGTATAAAACGAAATCATCATAACCTCAAAACAATGAATTGATTGTTAAATTAACAAAATTAAAAGCCTTGAAACTTAGTCATGGCTCTATCTTGTGAATCTTGATTCTTACCGATATATCGTAAAGAAATACTCTGACTTGAATGGTTTAGTAAGTCCATTATCAATGCTACATCCTTGGTCTGCTCATACATAAATAAGCCAAAAGTCTTCCTCATTGAGTGTGTAGCTATATTTTCTAGCCCAACTTCTTCAGCAGCTTTCTTTATAATTTTGTATGCGGTGTTAGGCTTGATGTGTTGATTTTTCCCATTCCTGCTTGGAAATAAGAAATCCTCATCTTTCTTACCTTTGATGTATTGCCTCATAGAATTTTTGAACTTCTTTGGCATTTTTCTTTTGGTTGGTTTATCTGTTTTTTCATCAACAATTTGGACATGCCAACCTTTTACATGTTTAACTTTAAGTTTAACTATATCTCCAATACGAAATCCTAAGTTTACACCAGATAAAAAGAGCATGAGGTTCCGTCGCCTATCTGATTCTTTGACTGCACTATGTAAGGTTAGCCATTCAATCATAAGCTGAACATCATCTCTATTTCTAATTGGTTCAACGGCTACCACACTTCCTCACCTCCTTTCAAGGCAAAATAAAAAGCCAGCTTATGCTGACTTGGCTGATATTAGGAGTACAGGATTCGAACCTGTGACACGCTGACTATAAATCAACCGCTCTACCAACTGAGCTAACTCCCAACCCGTTTCATAAGGATCCATCGGTTCGGTTTTACCCGATAATACAATTTTAGCACCTTTATTTTGAAATTTTTCCACGATTTCAGCCGGATTTTTAACTTTTTTCCAAATTTATATTAAATTTTCTGTTGATTGACAATTCATAGATCTTCTTTTCGAGCTTGTTGAAGAATGGTTCAATGACCTCTTTGTAGGCTAATGACTTGCTACAATGCAAGTATTTAATTGATGCACCCTCAACTGTTAGAGTTCCATCAATGTAGATTGCTTTGATTGCAGTCCATTCATTTTCTGGAGTTAAAATCTTGACTGAAGAGATGGCTTCTTTCAATAACTCAAGCCGATGAAGTTCTGGGTCCGACTCCTTCTTGATGATGTATGATAATGCTTTTGGAGTAACTGTTTTGTTGCTCTTGATGTCAGTGTTAGGATCAGATGGCCTCCAAGGTACTTCAATTTCTTCAGTTCGGTCCTTGATTTCTTTGTCAAATGGATATTGCTTCAGTGCCAGGATAAGATATCCATAGCGACTTCGTAGGTTCATTCAATCACCTCTCTTTTGAATATTTCAATCATGCCTGTTAGTGTAGCTCTGTATGCCAAGGCTTCATGCAGTGTTTCAAACTCTGTATCATTCGCTCTCGCTGGATGAGTCCCTTCCCACATGCAGTGGCCTTCATACTGTCTTACAACATATGTCATTTGATGTCCTCCTGTTTAACGAAGACACCATTGACCATTTTCCCTTTCCGGTCCTTAATTTCTTCGTAAGCAGCTCGAAGACATTCTTCTACCGTTAAATCGTAAGCCCCCCCAATATTTGCGATGCTATCCGTGATGGCTGCCAAATCTAATTCCGGCCAGAATCTCGGACGGTCTGCAAGCTGGCTGATGTGTCGCAGTGTGAATTTAAGACAGCTATCAACGTCTTTCAAATGCCGTTCGTTGAATAGTCCGACAGAAGTTCTATTCAGTGCGTCCTTGATTTTAATATTTTCTTGCTGGCAGAAGATAATCATGACAACCATCATGTCGCCGATTGAGTCTTTGATTTGATCAACATTGTTTTTTAGATGGCCTTGGACCAATTCCCCGAATTCCTCAACCAATTTCAAGATTTGCTTGCCGCTATCTTGGTTATTTAACCCACGATCAATTGACCAAATCTCAATTCTTTTAATTAGTTCGTCCATGCTTTTCCTCTTTCATTTGTTCTTTTAGTTTTCTTTCACGATTCAACGTTAAGGTCAATACATCGTTTTGTTGCCGAATCAGTTTTTTCATCGCTTCGTTTTCCTTCTTTGTGTCCTTGGCTTTTAGCGCAGCGACCAAAGCCCACGCAAGACCACCTAGCCAACCACCGACAAAACCAAGGAAGGCGATATTTTGTAGATCCATCTATTTCACCTCTACTCTTTCTCCTGTGAATTTGTTTTCAAGACCTCTAAACAGTTCATATTCTCCGTTGCTATACGAATAAACAGCCGTCGTTGTCTCTTCCCACTGACTCTTAGTGTATGGGTATCTGTCTGGTCGTTTCATTCTCTGTCCTCGCTCGTTCCTTTATTATATTTATAGGCTGCGTACATTATCAAATCCAGCTCATTCTCATCAATGTTTCCTATCACTTCGCAATTATCCCAGTAGTATTTATCAAAAGGTGCATAAGTAGCAGGAGTCACGTTTAGAAATGATAAATAAAATCCGATTTCAGTTGTTTGCGTGTGCTCATCTTCAAAGTAAGTATATTCACCGAAACCTACGATACAAGCATAAGCGTTCGTTCTGATTATATCCCCTTCAAATATTTCCTTTTCGTTTTTATCTTTGAAACCTGTTGATTGTCCAATTGTTTTTGGATCTACAGGACACCAAGAGCCAATAGTAATATATTGTTCATTAGCTTCAACCACTTCATTGATAATAAATGCTTGTTCACCATCTGCAATCAGATAACCATATTGCATTTTACCTTTGCTATCTTCGTCAATAGATAGACCTCTAAATCTTGGAATCATCTTGCACCTCCTTACTTTTCGAGCTTTTCGATTTCACGTTCAACTAGTTCTTTACGTTTTTGTAATTCTTCTAGTTTTTGAACATCTAATGCTTTCTTAATGATTTCAAGTTGTTCAAGATTCATCCGAAAATTTTCTAAGGAATCAACTTTTCGAGCATACTCTCTGAAATTATTCGCCCAATTCCATTCTTCCCAACCAAAGCAATTATTTAACTCTCGTGTTAAATCGTTATATTTATTTCTTAAATTAATATTAACTTGATGTTGATAGAGCAGTACGAATACTGCCATTACTAAAACCGACACACAAGCTAAGAACATTAACCAATACATCAATTTTCCCATTTACTCTACCTCTTTCACTTCAAACAGTGGACTGTCGAACACTTCCCCAAAGCCAGCTTCTTCTAGCTCTTTGCGAGTGTGAGTGGTTTTCGTGTAGCTATATTCAGTATCATTCCCCAAATACCAACTGCCCCTAATTTTATCCAGTTTGAACATCGTAAACTCTTTGTCCATCCCATTCATCTTCACTGTATACCGCTTCTCTTTCTCGATTGTATAACCATTGATCCAAGCTTCTGCAAAGATATCTACGTTTTCTAACTCAAGCCAATCGTCAACCGCACCTCTTGGTGCTTTGTTGATCGCACCAGCGATGTTATACCCGTCTTCTTTTGCTTGCACGATCCAGTCAGCAATAGACTGTGGGATCATTACTTTCTGTGGTTCATCTAGTTGTTTAAAGTCTTCTATAACTCCGTTGATTGTAACGATTGGAAAAGCATAAAGCTTTTCAAAAAGATCCTCGTACTTCTTTATCAATTCCTGTTTATTCATCTTCCACCTCTTCTACTTCCATTCCCGGGCAATCAAACACCCAGCCAAAGCCGGCTACTTCCAACTCTTTGCGGGTGAAATAAGTTCTTAACTTACTTGTCAAAAAGCCTAAGAAATTCTCATCTTTCGCACTTACAAGATACTGATCTACTGCTTTTATCTTAACCGTGTACCGCTTTTCCTCGACCTCGTAGCCGTCAAGCCAAGCACGGGCGAAGAGTTCCATGTTGTCGTCTTCCCTAAACCAATAATCCAGTTTTTTTTGGTTTAATGAAATGCCTTCCATTGCACCGAATAAATGGAAACCATCATTTTTGCATTCCTCAATCCAATCAGCCACAAACTGCGGTACTGTGACTTTCTGCGGTTCGTCTAATTCAGAAATAAGTCTAATTACCATGTCTATCTCAATATATTCTGATTTGTTACCAAAAAGATTTTTTAAACCTTCTATCCGTTCAATCAACTCCTGCTTATTCATCTTTTTGCTCCTCATCGTATTCTTCAACATCATCGATAATAAAATAGTCAATGTTTTTTGGATTTGCATAAAAATTTCGAATTATCATCAATTTTCCATCGTAAAACTGACTGAAGATTCTTTTCAGTTCATCTTCGGTGAGATCGTTTACCAAAAAATCAGCTTTTTGCGAATTTGAAAAACCAATTGTGATTTTTTTATATTTCATTCCTTTACCTCCTCAATTCTTGCTAGCGGGTTATTTCTAAGCCACCCGAGGCCATGCCGTTCAATCTCGTCGACCGTGAACGTCTGTGTAAATTCGATAGTATAGCGAGTCTCGTCTTTGATCTCTACGAGAAAAGTCTTCCATCCGTCCTTGGGATTCTTTGACTTCGAAAGCAAGCTCCGCAAACTATCAATCTTTTGCTTGGTCTGATCTGCAATCTCTTGTAGCGTCCCAGTCGCCGTGAGCTTACCTTTTCGATAATAGGCAAACATTCGGAGCTTGACGGGCGAACCCAGAAGCTCCGTTTCAGTCACTCCAAAGACCTCGCATAGATCCTCGATTGCGTACTGGTACGGCATACGTTCGCCACGTTCCCAGCTTGTGATTGTGTTATACGACCATCCCAGCTTTTGCGCGAGCTTGTTCTTTGATAAGTCTCGCTCTTTCCGAAGCCGGACCAAATTTTTCGGGAATCGTCGACGCTGGTCGCTGTCGTATTTAACTAATTCAACCATAGCCCACCCCATCAAAAATGCTTTCTTCGCATGCTAGACATTCCATCAAACTTAAATCCATGGTCCTTGTCGACACCCTTGCATGCACGATCCATGATGGCCTGATTATAGACTGACTCAATATCAGCACTGCTCTCAAGATTACTTGTGATAATCGTGCAGTTGCGGTTGTCCAGGATAGAGAATAAGATACTCTTGGACCAATCGCTAATCTTCTCTTGCCCCAAATCATCCAAGACAAGGAACGGAACCTTCGAAAGTCGAGCGATCCATTTCTGCTCCGTCTGTTCCTCGTTGCCAAAATCGTTTCTGATTTTAGCCAACAGTTCCGGAAGCTTGATAAACATCGCATGCTTCTTGGTTCGATTTGACACGTCCTTGATGATCCCGTAAGCAAGATGACTCTTGCCAACACCAGCTGGTCCGAGAAATAGCACATTATTGGTCGCTCCCTTGCAGTATTCATCCACTATCCTGTTAGCAGCAGAAAGCATTTCTTTCTGCCTAGTGGTCGTCGCCTCAAAGTTCCCAAGAGTCGCATTTCTCAATTCAGCATTCACGATGGACGAATTAAACAATACATCCAGTCGTTTAGCTTCTGCCCGCTTGTCTTCCAGTTTCCAGTATTCCAGCTGTGTCTTCTGCTCATCACGTTCGATAGACTCTTTACCACAAGCCTGACACACTTCGACTTGATTAGGTCCGACCGCATACATCTGTTCACCATGTTTCGGGCATACCTTATCAATTTTCGTCATGGCCCATCGACCAAATACAATTACTTCCTTATCCTGCATGGCCACACCTCGCACAATCCATAAGGTGTGCCAGTTTACCCAGCACAGCCTTTGGATCAGGATGAGCTAGCATGCGTTCTTTCATCGAGTCACTGAGAGGGTAAAATTCCTTCTCAAACGCTTCAATGACATCTACCAATGTAATCATGTTAAACTCCTATGTCGTTGCTACTGTTTCGATTAGAGCGAGGAGCTTCGTTTAAGTACGTTTCAAATTTAGTCCCAAACAAAGTCTCTGGTCTCAAATACTTATTCATATCCTTGTTCTTCAACCAGTCCCGGCTCTTGGTATCGATCACCTTTTTAAAATCATCTAACCTGAAACCATCATTCCATCTAGCACGGATTAACTTGCGAGTGGATTTCCCAGTGTGGGTATATCCTTTCCCGCATGTGTTGTTCAGATGCTCAACGATTTCCTGGTAAGGGATATGGTCCTCGTGTGATTCGTCAGAATCAGCACTATAGGTAGTTAACCTATCCTTATCTAACCTATCCTTACCTAACCTATCCTGTGGCTCCGGAATGGATACATCATGTATACATTTTTTCTCAGCGTTAAAATTAGCCACTTTTGACTGATCGTATTCCAAGTGAGATTTCTCATCCTGGTATATGGTTGTTTGGAATCGGTCAGATTGGATGTAGTTGTGGATTCGCCAATGCCGAATGACAACCACACCACTTTCGAACGGGATCAGAAAACCTTTTGCGATAAGGATTTTCATATCGTCGTCGCTGGCTCTGATAGTCCGCTGAATCGTTCGAGCACGGTCGATAAAACCTTCATCATCTGCTCCCATGTTTAGATGAAAGTAGAGAGCTTGTGCAGATAGAGGCATCTCAAGAAAATGGTCTGTGTCAGTAATTTTCTTACTAAACATTCGTCTTTGTGCCATTTTGTCACCTCCTAAAACACGCAAACTCCTAATTTTTCCCATTCGTCAATATAGGATTGTTGAGCTTGCCCGTTATACCCACAAGCGTGGTATGCAAGCCCGTAGTTTGTATCGCTAGCCATTTGATCAAGCAACACGCCTAAGTCATCCTTGACAAATTTCTTTAACCCTTTGAGATCTCCACATGGATATAATGGACGGTATCCATCAAGGTCTAGTTGCCACATCCAACCGAAAGGAGTATTCTCATACACATATTTAATTTCTTTGATTTTCATCTCATCACCTCCTAAAACGGTAAGTCGTCATCCTTGATGTCCATTGGATCCCCTGCAAACGAAGGAGGCATCTGCTCGGCCATAGAATTCTGATTTGCAGAATTGTCACGCTTTTCGAGAAGCTGGAAGCTTTCAGCAACAACTTCTGTCACGTAGACACGCCGCCCTTGTTGATTTTCATAATTGCGAGTCTGGACACGACCAGTGATGCCGACAAGATTGCCTTTCTTGGTCCAGTTTGCGAAGTTCTCAGCCGATTTGCCCCAAATCACACAGTTGATAAAATCAGCATCATATTCACCATTCTGGTTCTTAAAATTCCGATTCACGGCAAGCGTGAACTGCCCAACCGCTTGATTCTGAGGAGTGTAACGAAGGTCAACATCCCGAGTCAGACGACCGATAAGTACAACATTATTGATCATTTGTACCTCCAACTAATGCCTCTAGCTGTAGCTTCATAGCTTTTTCTTTCTCAATCAGCCAGTCCATGTGCACCTTGGCTTTTTCCAAATCTTCGATACCGTTCTTCCGACGATAGCGAAGGACATACTTGATAAGGTTGCCGAGATGGTATCCAGTCAACTGCTCATCATTCATAAAGTTACGATGGACATCGATTGCTTCAAGGCCATTCCGACCTTGGTAGTGTTTTGGATTGTGTACGTTATCGCTCATGCTGTCATTCCTTTCACATTATTCTTTTTGTGGATCTCTGTCGCACGTTTGTTAAGCAGTTCCCGCTGATACTTAGCAGATTTGTAGTACCGCATCTTCTCTTTTTGACGGATAATGATGCAACGCAATACGAAGATCGCAAAGCCTGAAAGTGCTGCATACGTAGCAAACGTTACTGCCAAGAAAATTTCAATAGTTGTCATTATTTTCTACCTCTGCTTCGGTTGGTTTTTCTGGGAAAAGTTCCCGGTTGAATTTGTTGATCATAAAATCTTGGGCCTTGTTGGTTTCTTCCATTCGTCCGACAATCTCGGCCCAGCGTCCAATGCTTCTCGAGTGCGAATACACTCGTTGTTCCAGTTCTTCAATTTTCTGTTGCTGGTCATATGTGACTTTAATCATTGCGATTGAAAACAGCGGAAAGAAGAATAGAAGCATCATTGTCATGTATCTTAGCTTTCTAAGGCTCATGCTCGAATCACCCCGTCATTCTTAAAATCCACAGCCATTTGATGCAACCGCTCTTCAAATTCACTATCAGACAGCTTCATCAATTCGGCTTTTTCTTCGACCTTTAGCGGACGGTTGGCATCTTGCCAATCCATCAACGCTAACAATTTTTGAATAGGATCCATTTTTTCTCCTTCAAATTGTGTTATAATTAGTTTATAGTTCTTTCAAAGTGCCTTTCCTCAAAGGTGCTTTTTATTTTTGTAAAGTCCGGCAGAATCTGAGGGCATCTTCTAAGTTATAGAGATACTTCCCGCCTTTGCCAGATTGTTGAAATTGGAATTTTCCTTGATCTCTCCACTCTTCCAGCTTGGTTCTACCCCATCCAGTTGCTTCCTGCAATGCCTTGATAGGTACCCAGGTGATTTGCCTACTAGCTCTTCTTTGAGCTTCTTCCATAGCTTTTATATTTAGAGATACCAGTTCTTCAAAGAGCTGATTGATATAGTTTTCGTTGTGGGTTTGAGTTATTTGATTTAGAATAG